CAATATATCACCAAAGTAGTTGGTAAAATGAAATCAATCTATGGTGAATTATATGTTGATTATATGAAGGATGGTATATTAAGTATAACACACCGAGTGGAGGAATTCAATGACTAAAGATGATGAAATCTTTAAAGGGAAATCTTTCTCTGATTTGATGGCTGACATCTATTCCAATCAGAAGAAGAAAGACCGACAAGTAAAACTACTAATTGCTCAACTTGAACCAATGGTCAAGAACTTGAACGATGCCGCAGTGGTTGTACCCCTTATTAAAGAATATCTTGATATTTCCGTAAAGAATGATGATGCACTAATCAAACTTGCAGCAATCGTTCAACGAATGATGAAAGACAACTCATCAGCGGAAGCTGGTGGGTTTATTTTGTCTGAAGAAGAAAAGAGACAACTGATGGATGCAATTGATGAGGTTGAAAAAGACCTTCCTAAAGAAGATGGAGATGATGAATGAAAGTTGGTGTAGTAAAGGGTGTAATCCTTGATGATGATAATGCTGATAACTTTGGTAGTATCATTGTAGACACAACCGCAGGTGGGATTGGTTCAAAGATTAGATGTTATCCATTAAATACAAACCATAGACAAATACCCATCCTTGGTGAACAAGTGTATGTATATACCACCACTTCGGATGAAGCGTCTGGTCTAAATGGTGGTACACGGAATTATTACGCATCCATTGTATCTCTCCAAAAAAATGTAAATCATAATGCATTACCAGAATCTAAACTCATAGAAGGTGATGGTGGTGGCTATGGTAGTGTATCTGCAGGTGTACCACAAAATTCATCAACCGATAGTGAAGCAGACTTTGGTATCGGATTTATTGAAGTTTCGGGAATATCACAACTTCAACCATTTTTAGGAGACATTATATTTGAAGGAAGATATGGTCAGTCTATTAGGTTTGGGTACACTCCACAGGGTGTTAAGACAACTAATAACAAAATAAAAGGTGCTACAAACGAACCATCTTGGAGTTCGACAACTCCTGAATCTCCGATAACAATTATTAGAAATGGTGCTGGTAAATCAAATGGATATAACAAATATGTTATAGAGGACATCAACAAAGATGACTCCTCGATTTGGTTGGGTTCTAAACAAAAGATTGGATTAAGTTCATCTAATAAATTTACATTAGGTGTTATACCAACCGAACAATATCAGAATCCTCAAATTATAATTAATTCAGAACGAGTTGTCCTTAACTCAAAAAAGGATTCAGTTCTTATTAGTGGTGCTAAGTCAGTAAATATATCAACTTCAAATTGGAAAGCTGATATGGACATTATATTTAGTCAGTTGGAATCAATCACGGATGCACTTCTTAAATTAGCGCCCGCCATAACCGCAGCCACTGCGGGCCCCTTTCCAGTTCCAAGTCTTACCACAGCAGGCCCTCAATTGTTATCAGCAATTACACAAGTTAAAACTCAATTACAATTAATGAAACAATAATTATACATAAACATATTTATTACCATGGATACAAAGAAACTAATTAAAGCAATTCAACTCATCGTTAAGGAAGAAGTGAAGAAGGAAGTGGCTAAAAAAGAAAAGTCTCTTCGTGAATCTATCCTTAAAGAAGTAAAACAATCACAACCAAAAGTTGTTGAGAAAGACCCGCTTGATGTAGACCACCTCTTTGAAACAAAGCAAGAAACGAAAAAATCATTTACTAACAACTCAACATTAAATGAGTTGTTGAATGAAACCGCACAAGGTGGTGAGTGGAAAAATATCAACGGAACTGGTGGTGTATTTAACGCATCACAAGCACAAGGTTGGGGTGGTGGAATTAACACACAACAATCAACATTCCAAACTACCGAAGGCGGCCAAGTATCAGCACAACAACTTCAACAAACTGAAGCAGGTCAAGCGGTTGTTAATGCATTAACACGAGATTATTCTGGTTTGATGAAACACATCAATACCAAGAAGGGTAAATAATGGCAGTTCGTAAAGAGTATAAGATACATCCGTTAGATTTAAAACGAAATACAGCAATTGGAGTAATGCTACCATTGGGTGGGTCTCCCTTGTTTAAGTTATCATATACAACTGAAGAGCAAGCAATTTCAAATCTAAAAAATCTAATTCTAACTCGAAAGGGTGAACGACCATTACAACCATTGTTTGGGTCGGATGTATACTCATTACTATTCGAAAATATGTCATCAGATTTAAGTAATGAGTTGGAAAGTTCTTTAAGAAATGATATTAAGTTTTGGTTACCATATATCGTTGTTGATAATATTAGTGTAATCACAAATGAAGATTACAATAGTGTAAACATATCGTTGAGCGTAAGAGTAACGGAATCGGGCGCAAATACACAAATAACAATTCTTGTTTCAGAGCAGGGAAATATATCTATTGTTTGAGGATAGAACATGGCAGATAAAGTACAAAAGAGTGTAAATTTAATTGGTAGAGATTTTGGTGATATTCGCAAAAACCTAATTGATTTTACAAAAAATTACTTCCCACAAACCTACAATGACTTTAATGAGTCATCTCCGGGTATGATGTTTATGGAAATGGCATCATATGTAGGCGATGTACTTTCATACTATACTGATGTTCAGTTAAGGGAATCGTTATTAGAACAAGCTCAAGAAAAATCAAATGTATTTACAATAGCACAATCGTTTGGATACAAACCAAAACTAAATGTTCCAGCTACAACCACATTAACAGTTTATCAATTAGTACCAGCACAAGGTAGTGGTGACACTGTACGACCAAACTTTGATTACGCGTTAACATTATCCGAGGGAATGATAGTGGGTTCTTCTACAAATGGTGATGTAGAATTTTCAACTATTGAAAAAGTTAGATTTGGATTCTCATCATCATTTGACCCAACCGAAGTTTCAGTTTATCAAATTGATGAAGTAACCGATGAACCTGTATACTATCTTTTAAAAAAATACGTTAAAGCTGTTAGTGGAAAACAAGAATCTGCTACTTTTGAATTTAACGAACCAAAACCATACGATAAAATTAAGTTAGAGGCTGATGGTCTTATTGATGTAATATCAATCATTGATGATGATGGTGATGAATGGACTAAAGTCGATTACCTTGCACAAGATACTGTATTTGAAGAATTACCAAATACCACAGATTATTCAATTGCAATGTCGGCATATGCAAATGAAACACCATCATTACTAAAGTTAAAAAGAGTACCTAAGCGATTTATTACCCGTATTACCGATGACGGTACAGTTGATATTCAATTTGGTAGTGGTATATCTCAAAACGCTGATGAGGAGATTCTTCCAAATCCAGATAACGTAGGTTCTGCTCTTTATGGTACAAGTGGAAACCTTGACCAGGGTATTGACCCTTCAAACTTTATGTATGCTAAAACATATGGAGTAGCACCCGCAAATACAACTCTTACTGTAACATATAGAACGGGGCTTGGTGTAATTGATAATGTAGCATCACAAGACCTTACGGAAATTGTTGAACGTGTTATTGAAACAAGTAGTACCGGATTAGTTACTGATGTATTTAATGTTGTACAAAACTCAATAGCCGTAACAAACGAAGTAGCTGCGGCAGGTGGTAAATACGAAGAAGAAATCGAAGAAGTTCGTAATAATGCTATGGCATACTTCAGAGCACAAAATAGAGCAGTAACTAAAGAAGATTACTTGTTAAGAGCATACGCATTACCACCACAATTTGGTTCGGTAGCAAAAGCATACGCTGCTCCTGATTTTCAAATCAATACATTATTGGATGATGGAATTGACCCCATCCCCAACCCATTAGCAATTAATTTTTATGTATTAGGTTATGATGGTAATGCTAAATTACAAAATCTAAACCCTGCTACAAAACAAAACTTACAAAACTATTTGTCTTATTATCGTATCTTAACCGATGCTGTAAACATCAAGAACGCATATATTGTAAACATTGGTATTGACTTTGAAATTGTAGTTCTTCCAAACTATAATTCAAATGAGGTTCTTTTAAAATGTATTAACGCACTAAAGAACTTCTTTAGGATTGAGAATATGGGAATCAACAAACCAATTACACTTACTGACATATATGTGTTATTAGATAGAGTTGATGGTGTACAAACCGTTGTAAGACCTGATAAAGATGGAAATGGTGGTTTACAAATTGTAAATAAATTTGATGGTAACTATTCATCTAATAAATATAATATTAAAAATGCAACTCGTAGTGGTATTGTATATCCGCCAAAAGACCCAACTTGTTTTGAGGTAAAATATCCGGATGTTGATATCAAAGGTAGAGTAGTATCATTATTTTAAGAGGTAGAAAATGATTTATAGAATATATCCAAGCAAAGACGCCACTATCTACGAGGACTCTTCTCGTAAATTACAAAACACGGGCAAGGATGAAATTCTTGAAGTTGGTAAGTTTTACGATACCGATAACACTACCTTGTTGGGTAATAGTAGAGCATTAATTCAATTTGATTTATCATCAATCTCATCATCCATAGTAAGTGGTGATATCACAACACCTCAATATAGATTGAGACTGGAGAACATTGAAAACAAAGAGATACAATCCAACTATGACCTTTATGTGTTTCCTGTAAAGGAATTTTGGACTGAAGGACTTGGGTCAGAAGCTGACACTCCACATAATACAACTAATGTAAGTTGGGTTAGTAGAAGTTTGGATGCCACTTGGGATACTACTAACTCAACAGTTGGAAAACCAACTAATCCTGATTTAATCGCATCGTTACAAGCATACTATGATTTTGCAGCAAGCGTTGGTGGTTTTGAATTAGTAGAGCCAATTAAAGGTACTGGTGGGCAATCACCACAAATTACATCTATTGATGGAAAATTAACAATGTCCTCATCTAACTATGGTGGTGGTACTGCTAATCTATCAGCATCATTAGAAGCCGGTTCTATTTATAAAATTGAGTTCGACTTTAACAGAAACACATTATCTGGAGTTGACTTTAATGTATTAGACCCAAACAATGATTTATTAAATGATAGCATTGTAAACTTTGAAGAATCTTTAGTCAGTACCGGCACTTACAATATGGCTTTTACAGCAAGCATTAGTGGTGTACACAAACTACAATTTACATTCTTTGATAATAATGGTGCTAATGGGTCAGATGGGTCTGTTGATAACTTTTATTTATATAGAGAGGTTTCTACCTCAACTCTTGTATTAGACCAATTCTCATCAAACCTCACAACACTACCATCCACTTATGTATTAAATGAGGGAATCCAAAACGAAGATGGCGTTAATGGTTCTGCTGTAATATCTAACTACACGCTATTTTTAACAGCCTCTAAATATGGTGGGGCTACATTAAATAGAAAATATACTTTACAAGAAAATAGAAACTATACTTCAAGTTTTGATATTATTGATAGTAATTACCCACTATATAATGGTCAAGTTACCGGCTCAATTGAATTTACTATTTTAGACCCAAATGGTAGAGTTGTAGATGAAAATGATTTAAGTGGTTACTCTAAATATATTAGTGGGAGTACCTCCCCAAATATAAATTTCCAAGCAAGACAAAGTGGTGAATACCTATTCAGATGGTCGTTCTTTGCCAGTGGAAGTGGTCAATACTCCGCGTCATTAGACAATTTTAGACTACAATCATTAGACCACGATATTACAAGTTCTCAATATGTTGACATATATTATGACGCCCATTGGAATAACAATTTAGGTGGTGGTACTTGGTATACTTCATCATTTTCAAACGGAACGCATTACAAACAATCTTTTACAAAATATACCGATAACCTCAATACTGAAGTTACCGATTATGTAAACGAGTGGTTAAACAACACACGGACTAATAACGGATTGATTATTAAAAAATCAAAAGTAGATGAAGAATCTACAACTAAATTTGGTTCAATTAAATTCTTCTCTTCAGATACCAATACAATCTACCCACCAGTTCTTGAGGTTCGATGGGATGACTCATCATTCGTAACGGGTTCGTTAGACGCTCTTGATAGTGAAGATATGATTGTGTATGTTAAGAATCTATCAACTGAATACAAAGAAACATCTAAAGGTAAGATTAGAGTTTATGCAAGAGAACGATTCCCAGCAAGAACATTCTCTTCAACATCAAACTATACATTAGTGAAATACCTTCCAACTACCTCGTATTATTCGGTAGTTGACGCTGAGACCGAACAGGTAATTATTCCATTCGATACTAATTATACAAAGATAAGTTGTGATTCTACATCCAACTACTTTAACTTCTGGTTCAATGGATTACAACCTGAACGATTCTACAAGTTCGTGTTCAGAGTAGACCAAAATGGAACTACAAGATACTTTGATGATAACTTCTACTTTAAGGTGGTTAGATAATGGCTGAAAGAGAAATTAAAAGAAACGGCAGGGGACAAATTGTATCATATGAAATTTATGGTGCACTCGACTCTGCAATTCAATCAGATTCATATGGTAAGTCATCTTTTAATACTGCGGGCCAGAGTGGTACACAGGTTGTAAAGTTAAACCAACCATCATTTGTTCAAGAATTTGATATTACAATTTCAGATGAGTTGAGAGTTGCTGACAATAATGTAAATCCGTTAATTTCTCTACAAACCATTATAAATGTGACGCAAGCTTTAGAAGATTCTGGATTTGGTCAAGGGCAGAATGATGACTAATAGTCAGATAGTCAAGGAAATAATTAAGTTGGTATAATATATGTCGTTAAATAGATTTCAAAATAAAGAACAGGTTTTAGGATATACTCCTGTATTTGGTGAAACAATACCACTTGAAAATTTGAGTGATATCGTTAAAATCCCGACATATGTTTCGTTGGGTGATATTACTGGTGAAATTGACAACAATACAGGATTGGTGTTTACACCAAACCAAGAATTACACATCTATGCGGATTCCAACCTAATTAAGTCATCTTATGGTAATGTACCAAAATATTTAACCAAAGGTTCTAATCCCACGATTTATACACAACCTGAATTAGATTTAAGGTTAAACGGAATACAACAAGGTGCGTATTCTATGGTATACAACTTCTTATTTAGAGTCATACCAGACGCGAAGATTTTTGCAATATCATCCGATAGAACTGAAGTAAAACTTGTATCAAAAAACAATATTTCAGATTCATTCAAACCATTACTAAATCTAATCAACTCCGTTGGTGTTAATTCATTTGACACATCTGGTGTTAAAAAAGATATTGTTATAAACTTTGGCTCTAACGAGTTATACGATGTATTCAACCTTGAGTTTGATGGGACTCGTACCGGTATTGTAAACGAAACCCTTACATATCCAGGTTCAGTATTTGATGGAACTCCAACTAAATTTGTTCCATTTGATGGTACATTTGAGGGTGGGGTTGATTTGTGGAGAACAATGGTCGAAGTATATGTGCCCGCTATCAATCAACCTCAAACCAACTTCGGAAAGCTAACAGGTAGGTTTAGAAAATATAAACTTCAACAAAATTCAAATGGTGTACTCGTATGGATTGCTGGGCAAAGAACATTTACAACACCACCGGATGATTTGGATATAAAAGAACCAAATTTAAAAACTGCGATTCAAAATGATGATGATGTATTCGCCACGATTAATCGTAATGACCTACAACTTGAATACAGACGGTTTGATAATACAGTAACATTAGTAAACAATGTAATACTAAAACTATCAACACCATTAGCTTCAAATATTGAAGTGGGTGATATTCTTAATATCGATGCTCGTATCATGAAATCGTGGGTTGAGAAAATTGTTGCGTTCCCAAGTATACAAAATCAATCACGACCTGATTTTTCCGACCCAAACTTCGGAATGGATATGTCAGACCAAGTTGGTGCTGAGGGCACAAACTGGCAAAACTGGAATTCATTATTAGATGTAAATGCAACCACATCTCAACAATTGATTAACTATTATTTTAGCGGTTCTCTTGGTTCTACAAAATTAAACATCGACTACTCTGATTTTCAGAATTTTGTACATTTCTCATCTGCGACTGAACGTGTTGATAATTTTGTTTACAAACTACAACAAATCGAAGCATATGATTCAAGAATCAATACATTACAATCGGTAAGTGGTTCGGAAGCGCTAACCAATATTTCACAATCAATTATTCGTAAAGATAGAATTATTGGTGGGTTTGATGACTTTGAACACTACTTGTATTACAATACTACAAGTAATCTATATACACATTGGTCATCTTCAGCATATACTATTGAACCATATCCAAAGGCTTCTACATTCCCTCACGTTTTAAGAGCAACTAACTCTATTGAAGGTAGTGCCTGGTATAGTGGAGTATACTCATCTGCGTCATTGTATGATAATTTTAATGATGCTAAGTTGAGAAATATGATTCCAATTCATCTACAAGAAGATGAAAAGAATTCCGAATATATTACATTTGTTGATATGATTGGCCAACACTTCGATATCCAATGGACTTATATTAAATCGCTTACTGATATTAATCGTAGAGAAGAACACCCTAAAGACGGTATGGCAGATGAGATACTAAAATCAGTTGCTGAAGCTTTAGGTTGGAAGTTATCAAACGGATATTCAGATGTTTCTCTTTGGAAATATGCATTGGGTGTGGAATCCGATGGTACATTAAACCAAACCGGTTCAATGGAAACTAAAGCAAGAAAACAAATTACCGAAGAAATTTGGCGAAGGATTTTGAATACTTTACCTATGTTGTACAAGACAAAGGGTACTGCTCGTTCAATCAAAGCAATCCTTTCAACATATGGTATTCCACAGGCATTCTTGAAGATTCGTGAGTGGGGTGGCCCTACAATTTCAACTCGTAAGAATGTTTACGAACACGAAAGATTTGTAAACAAATTACAAGCGTCTCCATCAAAGTATATCTCAAATCCTTGGGATGATATTCAATCGGATAGACCAAACTCAATTGAAGTTATTGGTAAAATGCCAAAGGGTAATTATCATATCCTACGATTGACTGATAGTTCTAACAATGTGGATTATTTTTGGGATTATAACACAGCACAAGAAACCGCAAGAATTCGTTTGGCTGTAAATGGTACTGATATTATATCATCATCATATGTACCATACAAGTTAAGAAGAGATGCTGCTTTTGTATTAACTTCGGGAAGTATTGATATTCAAGCGGCTTGGGTGGATGATTGGGGAAATCTTCTTGCCAACCCGACTGCTACGTTTAGTGGTACTAACGCAACATTTAATACTGTGTGGAGTTCTACTGGAACATTACAAGTTCCTGGCCCAACTACTGATTCAAATGTTAATTCATATGAAACTGCTAGTATTCAAGAAATTAGATACTTTAGAGACGCAATTACAAATGAAATTACAACTGAACACGCTAAAAACCGAGAAGCATACTTTAGTGATGATAACACCACCGATTTAGACATCGACACCTCATTTGATAAGTTGATGTATCGTATATTCCCTGATAGTTCATTTGCAACCACATCAAGTTATATTCGTTCAATTCAACCAAATCAAAAATTTACCACAACTGATAGTGGGTTACCATTGACCGCATCTTTGATTAATATGGGTTCGGGTGATTTGGTAGGTGAGGTTGATACGCAGTTTGTAACCGTACCATCCATGGGTGCTTTAAATTTAATGAACAATAAAATCAGAATTGAGTCAGCATCTTTAAAAGGTAAACTAAATCCTGATAAGTCAAATGAAATTTCAGAATACGATTATGCTCCTTTAGACTCTAATCTATTAGGAACATACTTTTCAACTACCGACACTGTAAACTTTGATATCTACAATTCAGAAGGTTACTTTGAAGCTGATGATTGGGTGGGTGACCCTGATAAAAGATACAACAATGACTACCCGTTATTAAAGTTTAGAGCCAAAAATTATTTCCAAAAGTATACAACTGGTACTGCTATTGATTTAATTTTAGATATGTTATCACGATATGATATGTCGGTATTTGAACAAATCAAACAACTCTTACCAGCTCGTGTAGATTGGCATAAGGGTATATTGATTGAACCACATATTTTTGAAAGAAGTAAGTATCGTAGACCACGAGATATTTCATACACAAGACATATGTACGATGGTACTATCAGTAATGTGGGTGGTGTAATTACAGCATCAAGAAATGATTATTCATCAAGTTTAGATTTGTACGACTTCCAACCATCGACATATCAATATCAGATTGCAACTCTATCCTCAAGTTTATCTTGTTCGGTATCAACTGTCAATACAAGTGTAAGTGCAAGTGTGTATTCAAACCCAATTGATAGTAGTGATGTCTACATAATATATCAATCAGCATCTTATAATGCTCACAGTTTAGATTTCTTCACATCATCCGCTGCTTGGATTTATAATGAAGAGAATCTTGGTGTATTCGTAGATAACGCAGTTGGTGGTATACAAACTCCAAGTGCAAGTATTGCTCAGATTACAAATTTATCTCCGGGTGTATATCGATTGGAGATAGAAGCACAATATAACATTCATCCATCATTTAATGGTGCACAACATAGTTTTACGTTAAGCATATTAGAAGATAGTGCCGCTGAGGGATTTGGTGTATTTACATCTTCAAGTTTAGTACAAAGCTGTGTTACTTTAGATGAAAGTGGAACATATGTAAATAGAACAAACGGATATTGGGAATACTCGCCAACGGGGTCTACTGTATTAAACGCCAGGCCATCTAAATGGTATTTAGAACCTAAATATTTCTTTACATCATCTGAAGATGCGGCCACGCTTACTCCAAATTCAACATCATTCCATTACGCTGAAGTTCAAGATACAAGGTTACCACTTGCTCTTGAAAACTTATATTACACTGGATGTAGAATATCAAGTGACTCATTAACAACCGACTCTGAAGATACACCAGATGGTGGGCCTGTTGTTGAGATTACCGAAGTAGACTCGACTACATTGGTGTACTCTGGCAAAACTGCGGCCGATGGTAATTTAACAAACGATGGTATTGTTACTGGTCCAGTTCGCAAAGTTCCTGATGACTTATTAGTATCGGTAAACAATAAAAAGAAGAAAAACAAGAATTCAGCAGTAAATGTAGCATCTCTTCAATCTTCATTAGAACCTCTACCATTTATTGTTAGAAATTCTAAACCAAAAGCTAATATCATCAAAAATGATACAAACTCCATATACGCTATTGAAAAGTCAATATCAAATAGATTTAAAATTTATAAATCAAACTTTGTTTATTATTCTTTAGAAGGATGGCAGTTTGGAGATTGGAAATCATTAACACAATTACCAAAACCATCTTATAGGTTAAGTGTAAATGGTGTTGATACTACCAACGCAATAATGGGTATGAAGAATACAATACGAATAAATGACTTTAACCCAACATCAACTGCCGGTTCGTTAAGAGTAATTAATCAAGTATTCTTAACACAAGTTGGTACAGGACAAATAGTTTGGAATTCAGCATATCAGTTAAATGTAATCGATTACTCTTTCCAAGTTGGTTCATACCCATTTGATGTGGAAATTAGAGTAATTCTATCTACTTAAATTAAAAACAAAACAAAACCATATTTATATACATAAAAAGGAAACACTATGGGATTTTTAGATAATTCATCGGTAACAGTAGACGCCATCCTCACCAAGAAGGGTAGAGAGCTTTTGGCACAAGGTCGTGATAAGTTTCAAATCACTCAATTCGCTCTTGCGGATGATGAGGTTGATTACGAACTTTGGAATCCAGCACACTCGTTGGGTACTGACTATTATGGAATCGTAATTGAAAATATGCCTGTGATTGAAGCAATCACGGATGAGAACTACGCAATGAAATATAAATTGTTGTCTCTTCCAAAAACAACTGCAAGATTACCATACATTCAAGTTTCTCCTTCAAGTTTAACACTTAATGAAGGCGCAAACAATTCAGTAATTGCAGTGACCACAAAAAATGGTGGTAATGAAAACTTGGGCTACACTGCTATCTTGTTAAATTCAGACGCGGGTTCTATTACTGGAAATTCTGGTGTTCCTGGAAATGTTACTCCGATTGTAAATGTAAGTTCTTACAATACCGCACAATCTCAAACGGTTGTGGGTAAGAATCAATTTACATTTGTGTCGGCTGCAAACCTACCAAACGATACTGCTATTACAACTCGTATTGTAATCATTGGTAACGAAACTGGTGGTAGAACTGAAATTGATGTGACTGTTAATCCTGTAACCGATGCACAAACAACGGTGGTTAACGTAGTAAGTCCAGCGTAATATAAAATAAAAAGGAAAGATTATGCCAATACAACCAATTGACCCAAACGGAGGTGGAACCGGAGCAGGCGCAGGATTTAATTCTGGAACAGGCGGTGGTGGAAGTACCGGAAACAATGGCCCCTCAATACTTGGTTCATTAGGAGCTGGTGGTGGGGCTTCTACCGGAATACCACAAGTATCAGTAGCTTCATTGTCTGCTAATGATGTAGTACAAGACGCAACACCTGTAATCCCAGCAGGTGCATACGACTTTGGAACGGGTAAAGTATTTACCGCATTCACCATTGAAGATGTCGTAGAAGGTTCTACTCAAAGAGTAACCCGTGGATTGTGGAGTGGTAATGTTGGTGAGTTGACTTCATTCTGGACTTCATCATATCAGTCTTCTACGCAAAAACAATATTACTACGAAATTTATAATGGTGACCCAACGGTTTCTACAAACTATGCTCAATTCTCAATTGCATATGGTCACTATGCCGGTAGTGGTTCATTAGGAGCAAATGAAGATTCACCTTCTAACGCAATTTATTCTCAATTCCAACAAGTCCTTCTGCCAGCATCTCAACGTAGATTTTCTTTCGGTGGTGTAAATCAAGATGATGTTTACGTTGTAACAATTAACCGTGAAAGAATCAAAGATAAACTTGACCCTGGAAATTGGGAATTATGTATATCGGGTTCTAATGGTAGAGTAGTTCGTTTAGTAGATGATAGTGGTGACACAAACCAGTTGGGTAACTCAAACCAAAATGTTTATAACATCGTTTCAGGTTCGTTATTAAATGGTGTTTACAATACAACCGAAATCTTTGGGGCTGTATATCCTCAATTTGGTGTAATTGTATTAGGCGCTGCTGGTCTTGACGCATCTGCTTCGTTGGGAACAATTAGAACAACTAATACTGACGCACAAAACCACGGAAAGTTATTCACCGCAATTAGTGGCGCAGCTCACGATAATGCTGGAAATGGTTTCCAAGCCAGAAGTGAGGAAGAAGTAAAATCAACATTCTTCTTTGTTAGAGCAAAGAATGCAGAATACAACTTCTCGAACAACCCATCATATGTTACTGGTTCAAATGGTAAGTTATTACAACAAACATTCGTAGGTGACCCAAAAACATATATCACCACGGTAGGTTTATACAATAACGATAATGAACTTTTAGCAATTGCTAAGTTGTCTAAACCTTTGTTGAAATCATTCTCAAATGAAATTTTGATTAAGGTTAAATTAGACTTCTAAAGATGATACCAAATGGGAATAGTATTCAAAAGAATATTCAATGGGGGAGTTCAAGCAAGACCCTTCAAAGCACATAAACGATATGAAGTTACAAATGTAAATCACTCATCATCGTTCGAGATTTCTATTCTCCGAGGTGTATCCGACAATGGAATCTTAACTGAAGTTTCAACATCAGTTGCTAATCAAATTGGTGTTGGAACTTTCCTAACTTCTTCAGGCGGTGTTACTCGTGAGTTAAACTCAATACCACAGCCGATTGTTTGGAATTCAATTAATTCAACTTTCTTTAAAAGAAGAAGGGATATTAGATTATATGATACTGCATCTGTAATCTCAATTCCACAAAATAAATTTGGTGAAAATATAAAACCTGGTTCTGTATATGTGACTGATAATTCAAATTATCCATCATCATCGATAAAATTACACGACCAAAAAGTTGATGATGAATATGGTATTTTGGTAGCAAACGAACTAACAGGGTCAACTTATATTAATACGGCCGATACGTTGGTATATTTGGATTTTGAATCCGATACATCCGATAAGTCTAATTATGTAAACAGGATTGTCTAATGGCTTGGGGTATAAACTCAATAGGTGCATATACAACATTATACGAAACTCCAATTGATGAGTTGGGGTATGTGTATACTCGAAGTGGGTCTTGGACTGCATACTCGACTACGGATTATGATGTTAATTCAATTGGTGGTGATTTCGCTGGCCAAACTGTAAAGCAGGCATATACACATTATGATTATATAAATCTTGATGGTAATCAACTTTTTGGAGGACAAACTACAACACTATATGATGGTTCGGTTATTAGACCCCAATTCGTAGCAGCAACTCAAAGTCTAAAAGACGCAGTGTCCACGGGGTTATGGGCCGTTTCAAGCAATGACTATTTTACTAACAATACAAATTATAGTGTATACTTTCCATTTTATAATACAATCACAGGTGTAACGAGTAGTATTGCAAAAATTACCGATGTAACTTTCCAAGGTGCTGGTGAAGGTTATGTTACATTTGAATTTGAAAATGGAAATGCAAGACACGCTACGATATCGGATGGGTACTTACCAAGTGATTTGGGCCCACGAAGCGCAATACATAGAACTATATTTCTTGTAGGTAACACCTCAAGTTTGGATGGTAACACGTTGGGATACGACTTTACATCTGATTTAGAATCAGCCATAACGCAATATGAAGCATCTGCCTCATCAGGTGTTAGTGTGTCTTCCGGCGGCGCATTGAGCCCAAATTCACTAATATCAACAAATCCATCATTGGGTATTGGTAATACTTACAACTTTAACCACTCCCAAAGTATTCAGATTAAACATAGAGAGCACTTTAACGTATTAAATAAAAATGATGATTGGGCAGTTTCATTTTGGGCAATCATTCCACCATCACAATCGTTAGCTGGAAGACAACAACAATCATTGGTACAAAAACGAAATACTTACACTTATATCGATGACGCGGGGTTGGAGCAAGTAAAATCACAAGGGAATGGTCAATACCCATTTGATATTTCATTTTATACCGAACTACACCCTACAAGTCCCGGACATATTTTTATTAAAGCATCCGATGGTAACTCTGTATTAAACTTTTCATCATCAAATGCATATAGTGATGGGTTAGCTCACGAGTATGTGTTAAATAAAACTAATAGTGAAATTGCACTATGGGTTGATGGTACAAAAGAAGTTTCTGCTTCATATTCATTTAAGGGTGTTGTTACTAATGATAGAGACATTCTTATTGGAGCACGTAGTATAAGTGAAACGAATGGATTCTTTAGTGGTTCTATGTCTCAATTTAGAATTCATAGAAATAGTCTATCTTCCGCTATGATTTCATCATTAGCAGATAACTCAACAAGTGGTTCTGCGTTACAACGAAAAGAAGTTGGATATGTATTTTACAAGCATGGTATGATTATCATATCAGACCCAAGATTCAGATATCAAAATATTTTATTGGGTAATGGTAATTGGAATTATACAAATAGAAACTTTCAATTGGATTATCGTGCTACCAAACAAGTTGAAGAATTTTCAATCCTTTGTGAAATCAAAAGAGATGAATATAATGTATCATCAAACCCATCATTGAGAATAGATGGTACTGATACGGATACACGCTTAATGAATATGGTTACGGGTTCAGATTTTAGACCTTATATTACTCAAATTGGTCTTTACAATGACAATGGTGATTTACTTGCCATTGGTAAGTTAGGTTCTCCACTAAAAAAACGACAAGATGTCGATGTAACCATAAATGTAAAATTTGATTTAGATTAATATGTTACCTACTTGGTCACAATATCATACGAGTTGGATAATAAAAATATATAAGTTATGGCAAAAGGAAATTGGAGTCACATCCAAAAATCAAAAGGACACAAGTCCGGCCTTGAAACTAAAATCAACGAACAATTAAGAATTCAAGGTATTGATGGTGAATACGAACAACACGAAATTCCATATGTTGTCCCTGCAACTCATCACACTTACAAACCAGACTTTAGGTTACCCAATGGAATCTATATTGAATCCAAAGGTTGGTTCTTGCCTGAAGACCGAAAGAAACACACCCTTATTAAAGAACAACATCCTGAAATTGATTTAAGATTTGTTCTTCAGTCACCCAATGGTAAAATCTACAAAGGTTCAAAGACCACATACGCACAATGGTGTGAGAAGAATGGATTCAAATGGGCCAAGAAAGAAATCCCCCAAGAATGGTTGGATGAAAAACCTAAACAAGATTTTTTTGATTTCTCAAAATAATTTCGTATATTAGTAGTTATGGAAGATAGACTACTTGAATTATTAGAGTCCGTTCTTGGTAAATCCAAGAAAACAAGTGGGGACAATTATGCGTTCTATTCTCCATTCGTTGACCACTACAAACCAAAGTTAGAGATTAATATACGAATTAATTCTAAAGGAAACAACCCGTGGCATTGTTGGATTTCGGATGAGAAGGGTAGAACCATTAAAGGTCTATTCAAGAAACTTCGTGTATCTAAACAAACTTGGGATGAATACAATTCTATATTCAGTAAGGTCAATCGATACTCAAGTGATTACGATACTACGGAAGTTGTAGAGCAAGTTGAACTTCCAAAAGAATTCAAACCCCTTTACCAACAATCCAACTCAATCAAGTGGAAGCACGCATTAAACTATTTATTAAATAGAGGTCTTCGTGTTGAGGATATTGTTAAATACAACATTGGATTTTGTGAGAGTGGTGAATACGAAGATAAAATTATCATTCCATCCTATGATGAACGAGGTAAACTAAACTTTTTTGTTGGAAGGTCATTTTATGATACAAAGTTTAAACATAAGAACCCGAAGGTATCCAAAGATATTGTTGGGTTTGATTTATTGGTTAATTGGGACACTCCTATTGTATTGTGTGAAGGCGCATTTGATGCAATCGCAATTAGAAGAAACGCAATTCCATTATTTGGAAAATCAATCCAATCTGAATTAGAAAAGAAAATAGTTGGAAATTCAGTAAAAAAGTTGTATATTTGTTTAGATTCGGATGCTCTAAAGAATGCTTTGGGGCTAGCGAAGAAGTTTATGTCGTATGGGATTGACACCCATCTTGTTGATTTGGGTGATGAAGACCCTTCGGAGATGGGATATACCCGTATAAACAAAAAGATATATGATACACCTCCACTTGATTTACGCAAGTTGATGGAGTATCAGTTATTTAAAGTATGAAGAAACTGAAAAAGATTAATATAGGTGTTGAAAAGGTAAATAAGATTTATCACATCGCCGATGTTCACATTAGAAACCTAAAAAGACATTCCGAGTATCGTGATGTATTTTCCCAACTTTATGGTTATATTTTGACCACAATGGAGGAAAATGACATCATAGTAATTGCAGGTGATATTGTTCACGCAAAAACGGATATGTCACCAGAGGTGGTAGATTTGACTCAAGAGTTCTTTACTCGATTGTCAGACCTACTACCAACGATTGTGATTCCGGGCAACCACGATGCTAACCTAAATAACCCATCTCGTTTGGATGCATTAACACCCATTGTTAACGCATTAAAACTCCCACGATTGGTTTACTTAAAAGATAGTGGTGCATGGGAAATTGGTGGTATTACATTTGTACATCAAACTGTATGGGATAATATTCCAGGATTCCCACCAGCAACCGATTATAGTGGTGATGTAAAAATTGCAATGTTCCATGGGCCGGTTGATAAGATTGAGACCGAACATGGATTTGCAATAGAGAACAAGAACATTAGTGTTGGGAACTTTGATGGATACGACATCGTACTTTTGGGCGAT